GTCTTGCCACCAGCACGCATCTTCTTCGTACCATGCATGGCACGCTCGTGCTTACCGACTTCTTCCTTTGCGACCTTACGCATACCGTTCTTCATCTCAATCTCCTAAGTCGTTACGACCGTTACAGACCCGACCTGACCAGCCGGAGCCAAAGTGTTGGGGGTCAATGCCACATCAAACGAACTTGCCCCGCCTACCGGGTTCCATCCCCACTGGATCATTCTACTACCACCTGCGCCGTTATTGCCTTCCTCAAAGTAAGACAGGTCAGGGCGAGGGTTCCTAAGCGCCTGCGGATCATCGACTGGGTACAGCCCAAGCGACAACTGCGGCTGATCAGGCTCCCAGCACTCCGGACAGACCAAGATGTTCACGTTCTTGGTCTTGATAACAAGCGGCTTGAGGTCCCTCAACTTGTACCGAAACCCACACCGGTCGCACTCCGCGATAGCATGTTTGCCACTTGCAAACCGATTAGGCATGCTGCACCCGGTTACCCTTGCTAGAGTTCTCCGACCCGAGAATCACCTGCAAATTGTATGGTACGTGAAGCCCGGATACCGTCTTACCGCGCAGCGGAGTCCTGTGGTCTACATGCCACTGAACCCCGGTAACCTTGGTACGCGCAGCCGCCATTTCGTAGAACTGCTCGATCAGCCAAAGGTCTTCTGCCGTCAGCCAAGCGGGGGTGCGTTGAACCTTATCCAACTGCCGCTTCCTGCACCATGCAAGTACACGCCCTTTATTCTTTTTCGCCCAAGCCAATTTCTCAGCGTTCCTAGCAATACGATGCTTGTGCATAGTGGCTTTAGAAGTAGCCTTAACTCTGTCCGGATATTTGCGACGATACTCGTTTTGTGCTTTACGCTTCTTTGCTAACAGACTGGCTTGATTTTTAATTCTGTATGCAGCAATTTTATTCTGCGTGCAAACTACGCAGGTACGACTAGAAGTTAGCCGCTCGTCTATATGCCCATGACGGCAAGCCTTACCCGTAAAATACCGAGTAAGTCCAAGATCTTTCGCTTGCTTAAGCGGCATTAGTTCCATCAGTAGCCGCCTACAAAACTCTGCCGAGGTACAAATCTCACGGCGGCTTTTTCTCTGTCTTCTCCTGCCATCAAATCCCAACTCTCGTCGTATTGCGCCTTGAGCGCAACCATCCGCTCCATAGCGCCGGGGATTTTCATTGACAAATAATATGCTAACCCGGCTACCAAACAAGGCATCGCACGGAACGGGATGTCCTGACCGTTCACGCCCGTACCGGGGTCGAACATACGCACGAGCCGGGTGTAGACCAGCGTATACGTCGTCGTGTTATCGGGGAGGGGCCACACTGTGTACTGCGGATGGACTACGACGTTATCAGCGCCCGTTGCGCCTGTGCGCCGATTGATCCAAATCTGGATGGGGCGACCCGTCGCGTTCTTGTTAGGGATGGACAGGTAGGTCGAAGAGGAGATGCGTGAGATGTTGATGTCTTGCTGGCTCGTGCCCGATCCAGTACGGATCACATGGTCAAGCAAGTCCACCGTATCAACAGGCAGGTTATAAGTCCCGACGTTGTAGGACAGGGTCTGCGTGCCCGTCTCAAGCGTCCAGAGGTTGATGCCTCGGTTCGCCCAGTCCATCAAAAGCAAGCCAAGACTACGCTTCGACGTACGGAAATCGTAGCCCGTACGCAACTCAGCCCCACAACGCTCAAAAGCCTCCTCAATGATCGTATTAAGATCAAGGTTGAACTCGGTTGTGGCTGTAGTTTTGTCGGCCATTTACATCCCTCGCCGTCTGTACGGCTTCACTTTTTCTTTAACACCTTTGGGCTGCGCGACGAACTGCTTGCCTTGGGCTTTACCCTTACGCTTGGCTGCGGTGGTACGGGCGTACTCAGCAGGGCTGAGAGCTTTAATCGCAGCCTCTGGAAGATACCTTTCGCCCGTGTCAGAAGATCGTTTACCACTCTTTGTTCTCCATTTCTGCTGCCCCCAAGCCTTGAGGGACTGTTGAGGAGCCTTCATCCGCGATACCCGCCGCCTTTGGCCTTATACTGCTTCGCCAGCAACTGTGCCTTGCGGGCGCTCCATTGCCCTGCGCCAGTACCCTGCACCGCACGAGACTTGATTGACTTGAACAGGCTCTCACGCATACCCGGCTTGGTGTAGTTCCCGGCCTGATTAACCTTGCTCTTTACCTTGCCACCCTCGGCATGACGAATCGGCTCACCCGTGCCAATCACGGGTTTGTTGTCCCCACGACGCTTAGCACGGGGGATCTTGCTAGGAGACATAGCACCCATACCACGCGACGGCATCATCAGACAAATCTTCCCTTAGTCTTGCCCTTGACGGCGCAGCCATCAGCTCGCTTGGACGCAGAGGAGACAGAGCCGCCGGAGGCGTACTTCTTAACCTTGCCGCCATGCTTGAACACGCCACGCCCCTTGAGAACGTCAGCGCGGGTCACCTTACCGTCGCCGGTCAAGTCAGGCATACCGCCTTTACGGAACGGTTTAGGCTTAACACGCTCATAAGCGTCTTTCGACTGCTTATCTTTCATCGCCTGCTTCTCATCCTCAGCGGCCTGTTCAAACTTCGCATCGGACGAAGTAGCCTCACGAGACGCAGCCCGACGACGGCGCTCAGCAGCGGCGGCCTCTTCAGCACGACGCTGGGCCGCAACCTCCTTCAAGAACTCCCGGCGGTCTTCACTATCCGGCGGAGGCATCGCCTCGTTGGGAAGTTTTTTTGCGCTTGCCATCAGACCATCTTGCCCTTGGTCTTGCCCTTGACGGCAACGCCATCAGCACGGCTTGAAGCGGAGCCGCCCTTAGAATAGGCCATACCGCCCATATTCATGCCCTTCTTCATGCCACGCATCTCAGCCATCTCGTGCTTGAGCATCGACTTCGGAGCGCCCTTCTTCTTCATGAACGACACTTCCTTCTTCATCATAGCCTTGGACTCTTTCATTTCAATTTACTCCTGAATTTATGGCCTTTATCGGCCTTGGTGAATTCCTTCGCCACTTTAGCCGGGACCCCGACTTTTTTAGCGAAGGTTGGATTATGGGCGGCTGCCCGCATCAGATTTGCCTGTGCTTTGGACTTGCTCGGCATGTCAGCACTTCCACGCACGAAGCGACTTGTTGATCCGGCTATCAGGGTCGTTAGCCGTCTTGGCGCTCGTGAGCTTGCGCTTCATCCCAGACATCCGGGCACAGAACGATTTCTTACGAGCGCCGCCTTCCGGCTGAGGACGCTTTAGACCCGGCTTACCGGGGTTGGCACGGTTATAAGAAGCCCGACCTTTGGCATTCAAGCCGCCAGCCGGGTTCTTGCCTTCTTTCCGTTGCCAAGCAGGGGTCTTAGCCATAAATCACCATCGTCGAGATAACGGCTGACGGGACGATGTAGATGCTGGTCTGGAAAAGCAGACCCTCACCGGGCAACAGCACGTAGTCCGGCGCAGTGGAACTCGCCTTGGTGTTCACTGCAATCTTGACCGGGCCGCTTGCCCCACCGTCATAGAACGTCACGGTGCCTGCGCCGCTATCTGGGACGATGTAAATCGCCTTTACACGAGAGCGACCAATAACAAGGCTATTTTGATCCAGCATGTCGCCAGCAGAAGTGGCGACCTTACTAGCAAGGACATCTGTTTGCATACCCATCCTAAGTCTCCTGTAATGAATGAAGGGGGCTTACCGCCCCCCTACGAAATCCTTACGGGACGAGACTGGCGTACAGACCGATGTAAAGCGTGGTGCTGCCGATGAGAACCGGGATGCGACCTGCCTGAACCGATACCGTGCCCGACACCGAACCCGTGGTCAGTTTGGTGCTGCCAATCGTGAGCGTGGTGCAAAGCAGGTTGGTGATGACGGCCGAGTCAGAGGCGACAACGCCAGAGAAACCATTCTGCGAAACAACCGGGCCGGAAAAAGTAGTAGTAGCCATTAAAATACTCCTTACATGCAAGTAGCGTAGCAGTCTGCATGTCGTCAGCCGGGTCTGTCTGCTACGCTAAAATTACCCCGGAACGTACACTGTATACGCCGTATCCAAAGGGGTGTCAACAACCTGATTTGACTTGGCAAGGTTCTCTTCGCGGGTAATGACGCGCAGGTTCCAAGGGACGTGGAGGCCGGACACCGTAGAGCCTAAAAGCGGGATGATGTGATCCACGACATACGGCACCCCCGTGACCCGGCTCACCGTCATAGCGTCGATATACAACTGCCGTATAGCCCGCTTGTGCTCCTTGGCTAACCACTTGGGCGTAGCGTCCCGAAACCGGCGACGGCGGAAGTTGACATGGGCGCGGTAAAGGTCGGGGTTCTTGTTTTTGTATTTGTATTTGTAAAGGCGGACAACATCAGGGGTCCTTGCTTGTGCCCGAGCAATCACTGTATTGCGGTTTTTCTTATAGTACCTCCGCTTCGATTCTTTACCCGTCTCAGATTGGTTGTATTGCCGGAAGTACCCCGCACGGGCTACGTTCTTTTTCTTCCAGTCAACCCTTAAGCATTCAGTGCAGGCTCCCTTCGTCTTGCGGGGGGCGACATGGCCGTGCTTGCACGACTCTCCAGTGAAGTAATGCTTAGCCCCCGTAGCCTTAGCTTCGGCGCGGGACTTGGGCAAGGTTGAAGTATCCATCTGTAGCTCCGTATTACGATACGGGTAAAGCTTATATAGCGGATTTCAAAAGGTCAAGACAAAAAGAAGGGGCCTTTCGGCCCCTTCCCAATCAGCGTAAGTTACTGATTTATCAGGACGAACCGGGCGAACCGAACATGCCAAGCGGGTCACTCCAGCCGAAGCTGTAGCGCTCGCGGGACTTGTAACGGACGTTGCCGGTATCGAAATCCCCGTCCATTGAGTTAGCCAACGGAGTACGCACGAAGTGCTTCATGCCGTTCGGAACGTCGGTCGTTAAGAACCAAGCGTTCGTGTCGGTCAAGAAGTGGTTCACCGTGTAGCCCTCCGGAATCGACCCCATCGCCTTGAGAGCGTTGATGTCGTTGTCCGCAGTCGCCACACGAAGCTCCGTATCGAGGAGACGCTTCGCAG